GTCTAAGATTTCCTTTGACACCTCTCTTTGTATGGAGTAATCATATGAATGATCACGCCAATAGTTTGCATAAAATTGAGGTGCAAGTTTGCTAATAGACTTTAGATGTTCATACTCTGTACCATCTGTACGTGGATCAAAACCAAAACAAGTTGTAGGACAACTACGTATATCTTGAATAAGGTTGATGATTGGGCGTAACCAATAAGGGGCACGCTGTGTACGGACGTCTTTGTGTATATAAAGACGGACAGTGAGTAAGTCGTCATCTGGGTCTTCGGGGGGTACGCCGATGAATAGTTGCTCACGAATAATTGGAACTTCTATGTTAGAAACAGAGGTTGGGGATTGATCTGTAGACCTTGGTGTAGTGTCTAAGTACTTTGTTTCTGTCATAGATCTAAACTTCTTGAGTGAAGCTGGCGTTTTCTTCTTTGACTCATCGTCGGGGATATTGAAAACGCTCCATTTTCGTTCGTCGCAGGAAATCCCAGAACGGTATATGGGCCGCTTAGAGTACTCGGGAAGTATAGTTGTTTCCTCTTCCTTTTTGGGATCGGGAACAACTATAGATGTTTTATCTTCCTTTTTCTCTTTCGGTGGGGGTAACTCCGTCCGCAATTGAGTTGGCTTGAGAACAACTGGGTCACAGAGGCAGTCATCTACGTTCAATTTGTAGACGACACCACCAGGTGTGTTGTTGATTTTCTCAATCTCTCTCCGCTTGTTCACTTTAAGTGGAACAAAAACACCCTCTTTGAAACGAGTCTTGGAACCGAATACACGTATTGGTACGTCATCAGTTGCTTGTTTGTTTGTAATGGGGGTGAATTTCGCAGAATTGATTGCGGGATTTGACATGGCAACCTTCTCAAGAGCTTGATCCGCTATAACTGGTTTCTTCGGTGTCCATTTTATAGTGGTTGACTCTGTTTTTGGGGTTGCCGGGATAGTCAATGTTGGAGAACTTCTCTTGGAACTCTTTGGTTTCTGTTTGAGTTTATTTACAATCAGAGGTGAAGAGTTAATGGGTACATATGTGTAATCATCTTTGTTCGAACGATCATCAAAAGGGTCGGCTTTAGTTTCCTCGCCGTCTTCTGAGTGTTCTGATTCACATAGGTTAGAGAGGACTGAAAACTGATTATCAGTTTCGAATTTTCCCTTACTTTGTGTACACAGAGCGTTATCTGATTTATAGTCTCCACGCGACTTACCACCTCGAGAGGCATCAACTAAATCGTTGACGACTTCGGATGGGGTCGTGACAGCCTTGCCTTGTGAAACTTTCTTTTTGTAAGCTGCGTGTAAAGCAGCTTTACGAGCAATATAATACTTATTGCCAGCTACAAGTGGCACAGCTTTTGGAGCACCTTGGTGCTGTAAAGCGGCTATCATTTGTGATATAGGAGTGACTAACTCAGCTAAATCGTCTGTATTTGTCCAAGAACCATTGTTACCGTTAATTGAACTGTTGACTGGGGGGTTTAACAATACACTATAACCATCTTTGTTAGTTACATACTTAACACGTGCAGCTCTTTTAGCAGCTTGCTTCTTTTTAGCTTCTGCTAATTGGATACGCTGCAAACGTGCTCCTTGCTCGTTTCTAGTAATGAGATCACGCACAGCTTTACTGCGCATGTGTACTTTTGCTAGAACTCGGCGGTTGAGATCGGCTTGTAATTCGACAGAAGTCAGATTTGGACTATCCTGAACGGTATTTACGTAATGAATCAAAAATCTTATGATTTTCTGTTCAAGACGATTGCCTAACGTAAAATAGTGATCGAAAACTGCTCGATAAAACATAGATGTTATTGGAATGATGCCCAACTCTATAATTGGAATTGGTGAAAAATTCATCAAAGCTTGTGGGAGACGTAAAAGGTACCCTAATTCGGTTTGAGTAAAGAAGCCTGGCATACCGATGCGACCTTGCTGAGCTATTTGTTGGTCGCGAGCTGACTCAGCAGATTCGCGTTTCTTAGCACGTCGCTCTCGTTGAGCTTTTCTTCTTTCAAACTTGAAATTAGGGATGTTACCGTGGTTAAAACCACCTCTGTCACGATCCTTTCCTTGATGAGTATTATCTTTTGTGTATAAATCATCATTATTGAGAGTGATATATCGCTTACCACCCCCGTCGTCAACGTAGTCGTCGTCATCAAAGCCATCTTCATCCAAATCAATGTTGGGCATCAAGCGCAGACTGGCTAAGAATCCGTCTAAATCGTTCATTTGTTTATTGTGGCTGCCGCCACCTAGCACAGATTCGATAATATTAAATGTCTTATCCATAATGCATGCTAGTATGTCCCGCTAAAGCAGAATGACCTCGGGTCCAACAAAACGCGCCCACTCCAGTACAAAATTTACTAACACTTGTTTTATTTTCTTTTTATTTTATTTTTATTTTTATATATACATTATTTACACACTAATTTATTTTATACATTATTACAGAGGGTCGGGAGTTAGGTAATACCTACTA